CTTGGCCGTGAAGGGGGTCGTGCCGTCGTAAATGTCGATCATCATGCCTTTGCGAAGCCACTTAGTAACCGTGGGGTTGGAGTCGGCCGCGATCCCGCCAGGGTTCTTAACCGTGATGACCTGGCCGGAAACGGAACCGCTCTGAACACCAAGGATACCCTTCCCGTTGCCCATGAGCATCCGGTCAAGGTTCATGGCGTAAGCGTCGATAGAACCTTCGATCTCCCCCTGGAGAACGTCGATCCACCCACCCTTGCCCTTAGCGGCCTCGATGGCGAATCCATCCACCGTGACGCGTCCGTAAACGCGCTTCATGTAGATGTACGCCTGATCGTAAGCGTTGCGCTGAGCTGCAGGCAGATTGTAGTTATTGGCCGCCCTGGCGCCGACCGCCTCAGTGAAGGCAGTGCGAACGGGAATGACGATCCGTTTGCCAGCGTAAGCGGCTGTCTTTTTCTTCAGGATAGCGAAAACAGGGCTCTTTTTGTAGACCTGGTTCACAATGACAGGAGTGTAAACGTCCTTCAGAATATCCTGAATATACTGAAATTCTTGATAAGCCACAGTTGTGTCCTCTTAAAAAGGCCGTCGGTAGTTTAGCTCTCGTCCTCTTCGGCTTCCGCCATTTTTTGGGAGAGCATACGTTTTGCTACACGTCCGGCTTCCTCCATCGTAGTAGGAGGCTTTATGCGCGTAGAGGCCGGCTTTGAGACGGTGCTGGAAGGCTTGCTGGGCACTCGTTTTGTTTTGGCTGTCTGCTGATCTGCCAGGTACTCCTTCACGAGCATTTCTTTAACTTCGCGTCTAAGTAGCGGGTTATGTTTGAGTACCGCGTCAACATGCTCCTTGGAAGAATAAATCTCGTGGCTCTTTCTCACGATTTCCGCGACGGGGACATCAGGCCGGAGCGCGTGGACGGCTATTACCTCTTCCACGCTGGCCAGGGGATAATCCTGTTTCAGTGCGCCTACGCTATTCAGGAACTCCGTGCTGGTTCGCTCCAGTTGCTGGTCCTTCAACCCGCCCTCGAATTTATCGAGGCGCTGAGAAAGTACCTGATTGTTCTTCCAAACTTCTGTCGCAGCTACCTTCATGGCCTTGACCTCATCTGAGTCCAGGTCGGTCGGCAGTAGTTCCTTTGGGATTGCACTGGTCGTGGTCCCCTTGGATTGCTCCGGCGCCCGGCCGTACTTTTCGATGAGGGCAGAGACGTTTCGAGCTGCCTCTTCAACGATCCGTTCTCTGTCGGCAAGGGTTTTTTCCTTCGCGGCGACCTCTTGGAACCGCTGGCCACCACGTAGTCCGATCTGAAGGAAAGTCTTAACCTCGTCGGGCTTGAAGTCCGAAAGTTTGTACTCCTTCCCCCTGACCTTCAGCGTGGCATCCTTGCCGAGGTACGTAACTACCGGGTCTTCCTCCTCGGTAGCCTTCTTCTCTGCTGGTACTTCCGCTTCTTTGCCCTTCTTCTCTTCGGGCTTCTCTTCCGGTTCTTCTTCCTTCTCTTCCTCTGGTGTCGTGTCCTTTGTCTCTTCCTCCCCCGTATACTTCATAGTATCGGAGTCAGGCTCTTGGTTCACTTCCGTGAACGTCAAGCCTTCGGGTTCGACATCCTCTGCCGCCTGACTTGTTGGATCGTCAGGCAATTCGTCCTTGGGCATCTAAATCTCCCTATTAACGTCCCTTTCTGCCGTCCTTCCGCGTGCCCAGCTTATGACTGCGGGGCGGTCGGCCCGGCTTCTTGAGGGATTGGTTTCTGGGGTCCAGGCTGCGGATTCTTTGCGGCCTGTGCTTGAGCTTGTGCCTGGGCCTGAGCTGCCGCTTCCACCTGCAGCTTCTTGGCCGTAGCCTGAATATGTGATTCCAGAACAGCCTGCTGCTCTGGCGTCAGCTGATCCCACTTTGGTCCGATCCGCAGGCGCAAATGAATCTTCATGTGCGCCATCGAATCCTCGAACTGGTAGACCCACTTGGTCGAATCCATGTTCGGATACTTACGATCCTCAATCATGGAGTTTTCTCGTAGGGCCCGCTTCTCGTGTAAAAGCTGGTCCGTAAAGACCCTCCGGGCATCACCGAACTCCAGGAGCTCCAGGATCGTCTTCTGGTCAGTCAGGAGTCCGAGCTGCATCAGCTTCAGGATATACTCCGTGCGGAGGGCCCGGCTCTTGGGCAGTCCTACCGAGGACGAGACGCGAATATCCGTATTGCCGCGCAGGTCCGCGCCGGAGAATTTTTTGCACCCGCTTGCGTGGTTGGTACCCACGACCTTAATGAGCCTGCTAATCGCATAATTGTTCTGCACAAGTTCCAGGGCAAAGCGCCAGGCATCCGAGAACACGCGGTCGATCTCTCCAACGATGGGGTCAATAACCACGTCATCCTGTTCAACCAGAAGGTTCACCAATGTTCCAGAGGCGTGGCTGGCACGTTCTGGGAGCCGACCAAAGCTCGCCTCGTGAAGGCCGCCGATACTCTCGAACTCCCGCTCCAGGTCGGTGGCGTGCTGCGGCGCGAAAGCCGGCAGCGGATCGAGCTGAAGCTGATGCGGCGGCGGGCCGGCACGGGAATTGTAGTCAATGATCGTCGTTCCGGCGTCTTCCAGGAAATGCGCCTTATTAACAGTCGCGTCGAAAGGCATTAGAATCTTGACCTTACAGGCCCGTTCCAGCGCCTTCGAGATATTTCTTTTCCAGCGGTTGTACTCACGCTGGACCGGGATCATGTCCTTGATCGTGGAGTCGTTATAGATCATTCCCTTCTCATAATTCTCGATGGGCACCAGGCGCTCTTCGTACTTGAAGAAAGGAATCTCTCTCTCCGGGTTCCCGCCAGCCTCCAGGAACGTGTTTCCAGCCGTGTAAACATAAATCCGTTTCGTCCAAAGCTGCTTCTTGGTCACGACCCGGCCGGTAATGGTCTCGCTCAACATCGGGCGTGCCACGGAGAAGTCCTTGTCCCCGGTCAGTTCCAGAGTATACGGGTTCTGGGAAGTTGTGGCCTTGTTATCAACAAGCGTTCCGCGTTCCAGGCCATACTCCTCTTCCAGGGCTTCGGCATCTTCGTCGTGGCCGTAGATAAACCATCGCCACTCACGACGATCAATCTTGAGAGGATCGTGCCTGCAATTAAATGGCGAGACGACTTCCATGCCCACGTCGCCGGGTTCCTTAACCACGACGGTCCTTTTATCAGTGACGGTTCCCGTCTCGTCCTTGGTTTCGCGGTCTTCCGTTCCTAATGCGCCCTCGTCTTCTTCGTTCCAGAAGACCCTCAGATAAGCAGCGTTGGCAAGGATGTACCACATCTTAAAAGTCCGCTGAAGCGTGGCAAAATTCAGCTTATCCGAGAGAAAGTCATATACCATATCACCGATCTCGGCCGCATCAATATCGGCCTGTTCGTCGGTGTTGGGGATGATTGACCCCTGTGGCGTCGAAGACGCCAGCTTGGACAACAGCATCTTGGAAAATGAACGGAGTCGATTGAAGACCAACCGGCGCGGCCGAGGAATCGGGGCATCCATGAGCTCTCGGGTCTTCGTGTTGTAGTCGTAGTATTGGTAGCCGGCCACCCAGGCTATAATTTTCCGCCACCGGGGGAACCGGAACTGGACATCCGGGTGGTTATCCCAGATGACATTGACCTTAGAGACCAGGAAATTCTCTTCCTCTTCGGTCAACTCTTCCCCGGCGACTACCTTGTCCTCGATAGAGCGCAGGGTTATCGAAGAATTAACGACGGTTGGCTCGTCAATGCTCATGGTTAACTCTCTTCTGCCTCATCTCCGAACGTCTCAAAGTCCGCCAAATCGGTTTTGTCTGTCTTGGGAGGTGCCGGGGCCCGCTCTTTGATCCGCACGTCTTCTCTGATTTTTTCGACCTCTTTCACGTCCTTGGCGTACTTTTGTTCGTAATACTTATACTCTTTGTAGTTTCCGGCCATCAGTCGGTTCAGGAGCTTTTCAGTCCAGCGTCTCCAGATGCCATCGTTGACAACAGTAAGAATAATGACGGCCATAACGACCAAGAATGAATAACGATCCATCTTGTCCTCCTACATATCCTCGTCAGCCTCTCCGATCTCGCCAATGGCCGACGGCACCGCATCTGCGGGCAACGAATCCCAAAATTTCTTTTCGCGCTGTTCGTGCGTGAGTTTGTACTCTTCCGGCACGATCAGCGGCGGAATCTTCTCGTCTATCTTCGGGAACACCGCCACGTCCAGGGCGTAGGCCAGCGCGTCCGCCAGGTCGTCATAGGTCCAAGTTCCGAACCGGATTAGTTCAGTCTTTAGGTCATCCATTCCATATAAGGCCAGGATGACCAATCCCTGTTCACAATAGCCGGCCAGGTTCCCGACCCGAAGCGTCTTCGGCCGACTATGATGCTGAAGTTCCACCAGAATCCTGGGGAGCCGAAGCGCGTATGCCGCCAAGTGCCCCGGAATCCTGCCCTGCCGGCTCATCTGCGGCAGCAAAAACTTCATCAGCTCACGAAAGACATTGAACTTGTTTTCCTCAATGCCAATCATCATCGGCTGGTGCTGCAGCGCCGTCTCTACGATCCACTCGACGGCCTTGAGGTCTGTTACCTTCTTCCGCACAGCCGATTTGACGTAAATCCGTTCGTCTGATCCGCAGTCTATATCCACCAGCCCCGTGTAATCCGATTCGTCCTTGGCCTTATTGGAGGGATCGCAGAGCAGGATATTGAGCCGCTTGATCGGCAACTTATCCGGCGTCCAAGTCTCCCGGAACCAGGCCGATTTGAACGTCGTCTTGCCGATAACTTGCGGATCGTTCAGGTACTGACCGCCAAACCGTTCCTGTTGCTCATCCTTGAGTTCGTAGATTCGAGACTCAGGATAAAGCGTCGGAAACGTCGATCCCTTCTCGTTCACCGGGTCAGCCCAGCAAGAAGCATGGAACAGATGGAACTTACCTCGGTGCCACTCGAAGTACGGCTCCTGCCGGTAGCGCTTCATGTCTTCCTCTGGAATCTTGAGGAAGTCGGCCATGATATAGCCGTACAGGTCGTCATAGTTCCACCGGGTGCCCAGGATGAACTCAATGGCCGTCGGCAGCATCAACGACTGGCTCAGGCGCCAGAAGTCGATGACCGTCTCTATCTGCGTCTTGTTGGCCGAGTTCTCGCGGTTCACCAAGTCGTCGTTAATCACCCCGCCGGGGTAGTGCCGAGAGACAAGGTTCCCTTCCGCCGATCCCGTTTCGATGGCCGTACCAAGTATGTTGATCTCGCGTTCCGTCCACTTGATCGCCTCCGATTCCGGGATTCGGGGAATGTACTGCTTGTATATTTCTCTCAGCAGTTCGTTGTATGACAGGTTGTACTTATTCCTGTCGAGGAACTTGATCGAATTGGGCAGCGTGGCATTGTTGATGATCCACGTCTCACGCCGGCCAACCCTCCAGTTCTTCATCATCCTCTGGGTCAGCCAGCCGCACGTCACTATGTAGCTCTTGACCCAGCCTCGCGGCATCAGGATCAACAGTTTCTGGCCCGGATGGGCCCACTTCTCGATGAAGCGGCAGAGCCGCAGGTGCGTCGGCGGATACAGGTGCTTCAGGCCCGGCGTTGTATCCTCCAGCGTCTGGATCACGTTCCGGCACAGAAAGAACAGGTCTGATAGGCTTTTCTCCACCCACCAGTCCGGGTTCTGAAGTTTCTCTAAGACCGCCATCGGTTATCGAACCAGGTTCTTGATCCAGATGGCTGTCCGCTCGATGACTCCCAGCCTGTATTTGTCCTTGGTCTTCCTGGCCTTGTCCAGAAGCCGCGCCTGCAGCTCCTCTGGTTCGGTCATCGACAGTGGCGGGTTCGGCAGGATATATGGCTGTTGTGCTTTCGGGGACTTGGCACCCTCGCCCTTGATCGCCTTCATTTCCTGTTTCAATTCCCCTTGGTTCTGGGCAACTTCTGTCATCGGTTCCTCCGGGTAGCTGCGAGACATCGGCCTCCTTCAGCTCCTCAAACTCGGCGTCTGTGATCGCGCCGGATTCTTTAAGCCCCTGGGCCATCCCGAGATTAACCGTAACGCTGATTCTGCGTTCCTCGGTGATGTGCTTCTCAGGAGCATAATCGCCACGGACCTTGAGGGCCTTGTCCACATAGATGGCCCTCGTGAAGTAATCTGGCGACTTCTTCACAAGAACATGTCCCTCGGTGGAACGCTTCTCTGGGGTCGTGGCATCCATGCCTTCCCGAATTTTTCGAGCCAGGGACTCGTCAGTGACCCCGGCCTTCTCCATCGCCACCTGGAGCGCTGTCAGGACCCTCGGCGTATGCAACAGTTTTGAGCCAGAAAGCGCGTTCTTGTATCCAGCCCGCAGGGCTGATTCCTGTACCCCGATTCCACTTACCAGGTTACTGACAAACTTGCGTTCCCTGATACGAGTGGAGGTAGGGAGCGTGGCTGGCATCCCTTGCTTTTTACCGGCCACAACTTACTTCCTTATCTCGCTATAGGCGAACCCCGCCGCCCATCCCACGATTCCGTAAGTGAGTTTGGCGAAAAACGACTCCGTGCTCCTGGCCGCGAGCTCTTTACGAAGCGCCGCCTGGATAGCTTCCTGAGCCGTAATCTGCATCTTCAGAAAGCTGATAGCCTGGCTATCAGCAGCCAGGCCCTCATTGAGCTTGGCGATCAGATCGGTCTGAGTCTGAATCTGGGATTGATAATTAGGTTCCCGATAGAGTGTAAAATTCTCCCAGTCCGCATTGATCGCGCACTGGTGCCGGAACGCCTCAAGCGAGAAGACAATCTGAGTCCCATTCCAGTAAATATCAGTACGGCCCAGGATTCGCTGGGCCTCTGTCACAAGCGCACTCGGCTGGGCCGTCTGGAGAACCGTGAGTCTGTGTTGCAGCTCGGCTGCGGACGCGGCCGTAGACGCCTGGAGCTGAGCCATCTGCTGTTGGAGAACGGCCGCCTTCCGTATAGCCTCGGCAGCGTCGGCCTCGGCGGCGACTTCTTTCTTCCGAAGCTCTGTGATCTCAGCCTGTTTCTGTTGCGCCACTAACTTCGCCGCCTGGGCAGCCATCTTCATCTGAGCGTACTGATAACTGAAGAAGCAAGCTACGATTACCAGAACCGCGACGGCGATTGCCAAGATCGTAGTTTTCTTCATTTTATCGCCTCTTGCCAGTCATCCCACCCAAGCATCGTGACGGCAAAAAAGTCCAGGCTCCAGGTCTCCAGCTTTCTCGTATCAGAAAGAGGTCCGACCCCAAGCGGATACGCTTCCCAACGTCCGCCCTTATACTCGAACCCGTAATCCGCGTATTGACCATTGGGCATGTAATAACGCCAAATAACTACGCACTCGTAGTATCCCTGGTAATCCAGGAGACCGGAGCTCTGGTGCTCTATGCCGTATTCATCGTAAATATAAATATCGTCGGGAAGGCCATTGACAAGAATGACCCTTGCCGCCTCGTCAAGTTTCAAGTTCAGGTGGGTCCGTTCGATCCACCACAGGCGGGACTCGAACCATCCTCGCGCCTGACTATCCCGCATCTTCCAAAAGAATCCGATGTATTTCTTCTGAAGGTCCAGCGGAAGAGTCAGGAAGTATTGAAGTTCCGTGATCTTTTGCCCGTAGGGGAGGGGCTGATCCATGATGACCCGGTGGGTGTCGTACCAGTCCCGAACGGACTTGTCGAGTTTCGCCTCAAGCCGGAGAGTTGTACAGCCCCCGAAGATCATAACAAGGAGAAGAACAAAGAAGATCAGAAGGAGCGCGTATGTTACCGGACTTCCACACGTTATCAGAACGCGTCTCATGTTAGTATCCTTGGTGCCACTGGCCGTACCTGTCGAACCAGCCGGAACCCGTAATTCCGAAGTAAGGCCTGGTCGACCACTCATAATCATAACTAATCCTATAATCCTCCGGCACGACTACCCATCCCTTCCCGTGACATCCATGACAAGTCTCTGGGGCCGGGGTTGCGTTGGATGAAGGTGGCAGGAGAGGGGTATATTTTCCCCCTCCATTACACACGGGGCAAAGCTGCGCTTTCATTATTTCATCCTCCGGTGAAACCACTTACACACGATCCACCCGACCCCATATCCAATCGCGCACCCGGCGCACCACCAGGCCATGGCGTCCCGGAGATAGGCGAAGGGTGTATCGAAGTGGATCACTTCTGGATCACCTCGTCTAAGTTATTGTTATGAATAAAGTTCTGGAGCTTATCCAGCGACTCAGAAATGACATAGCCATCCTCATCGAGGACCCTGCCAGCGAAGATAACTCCCACCAGAAACCCGTCCTCGTTATAGACCCCGCCGCCGGAGTCGCCTGATCCGCCGGGAGAAAAGACCATGTATGGTCCGTTCGGCCATCGGTTGAGCCGCAGCCGCCCACCGTCAGCGTAGAACTCCCGATCTAGGTACGAAACAAACGTCTTTCTGACAAAGAACGCCTGGCCCTTAATGTTACCGAAGTAGGTGATGACATCTCCCGTCGCCGCCGGATTCCGCGAGATCATCGCGCCCGGTTCATTCAGGTCTTCGGCCGGTTTGAGGAGCGCGTAGTCATCGCCTCCCAAGACATCCTCTGTAACCTGGGTTTGGGCGACTACAATGACATTAATAGGATGATCGAAATTCGACTTTATCAGGACCAGATACGTCGGCTTGGTCGCCTCCGTCTTGTCCTTCTTGTCTGCCGTCAGTAAATGCGCTGCGGTGAGGACGAGTCCGCCCTTGAGGATAGTCCCGGACCCGATGTAAATGTCATACGTTTTCTGATCGACTGTTCCCTGTGTATAGCCAGACCTGGTTACTCCGGGGGTAGTCGGGAAGTACGCCAGAATAGCCACACCGTTCTGGGCAGCCACATAGGCAGCCGGCACTTTCATCAGCTCATCTAGGTGTACGACCTGGCCGGTCGCCTTCTGATGAACGACGGCCACTCCCGCGAAACCACACAGGAACAAAAAGACTGCTCCAACTACAAGAAAATCAGCGATGCCTCGTTTCCGCATAAAACATCCTTTATAAGCCCGTAATAACCCACCGCGCCTATCTGGCATTGAAGCCTACGGGCTTGGCGTCCCTTCCTCTGCCTGGCAGCAGAGGCTGCTTCCCACTTCTGGGTGTGTCCTGATGATTGAACATCTGGGAGCGCACCTCCTCGTGCTCAGTGCTTCGTTTCTTCCGGTGCCTTCTCTGTCTCGGCCACCTTGGTGTCCAGCTCTTCTTTTGCTGTGTCTTCGGCTCTCTCGTAGCCTGTGATCCGTTTCACGGCCGCGAGACTTCCTGAGAATGTTATCTTGTCTCCGGCGATTGAATACTTGACGGCCCAGCTTTTCGACTCGTAAGGACCGACGGTTTTGGACATGGGTGTTGATTTTCCGAGGATCGCCTCAGTCTTACTGAACTCATCCAGGTAGTAGTCCTTCCCGTACTTTTTTCTGACGGCCTCCTGGAGCGCCTCTCTCAAAGAGATGAAATTATCAGCTCCCATCTAGGTCCTCGTTTAGGCCCAGGTTGAATCGCAAAAGTTTTTCGGGGTCACTGCAGAGCGGAAACGTGTCCAGCCTGATGAGCTGCGTCAGTCCATCGGTATCAACCAGAGCCAGTTCATAAGTCGGTTTCAACTTTCCCTGTTTGACCAACTCGAAAATCCGATCCAGTTCCCTATTGAAAATTTCGGCTTGTGTCAGCTCCGGTCCTCGTTTAGGCATTAGTGCTTCGCTTCTCTGTACCGAAGAGCCATCCGAGCTTCCTGGCCCAGGCTGCCCTTGGCATGAGACGCCTTTTCAAGTTTATTGACGGGGATGTTCTGTCCCGGCTTGGCGTGAAGGCGCCGGCGAAGTTTCCCCTTGGTGCCGGCCTTCTCCTCGCGCTGGGACTCCCGCTGCATCCAGTGCCCCTGCTTCGGGTTCTTGGGCCCCGTGTAGGGCATTACTTCTTTAGCCATGGTCGTGTTTAGACTGTAGGCGTAGCCGGAGTGGCTTTTCTCAGGAGGGTGTGCAGGATCGGGATTAGAATAGCCAGCACAGAAGCTGCCAGCGTTACAGTCTGCTGGGTAAGCACAACCTTGAAAATTGCAAGGACCGGCAATAGCACGCCAGAAATAAGGGCCGTCCAGAATGCGGGATCGGCAACCTTCTGCCAGAATGTCTGTCGGACGCCAATCACGAAGTCGCCAAAGTCCTTTTTCCCCTCTGTCACTACCCATATAGCCAGTAACAGAGCTCCGACGATCAGCGAGACGCCCGTAAACATGTTCACGAGCCCGAAAGACAGGCCAAAAAGGCCAGCCAGGGCCTGAATAGCCCCAAGAACAGTCAAAATCGTCTTTCTCATTGGTCTTATTCTCCCACGCTTACAGTATATCATACAGGTGAGCTATCTGTCAACCCTTTTTACAAGAAAATGTCATAAATATGACACTTTTACTAATTTTAGCCTGAAAGGAGCCTGTTATGCAGTCTCAAGTCGTTCAGCCTGGTCAGATCAGTCTGGTCAGATCAGGGAAAGGGCCTATAGGGCCTATAGAAGCATATCGTACATCGTACAGAGGGGAATCCCGGTGTTCTGAGGCTGAACCGGGGGCCTCCGGGTGTTCCGGGGTCCGGGGCTGGCCTACCCCTGCCCTGCTCAGGATCAGTGCTTACGCATGCGTGTATCCTTGTGTGACGCACGAGCTCACGTGCTCCCAGCCGCTACCTACCCCATCCTCACAGTACAGGGCTGTGCATGCTCAGCTTAGCATGGAGGGTTCATCCTGGCTAAGAACCGATCCTCAAGCGAACATTGCATTTTGCAAGGACATACGA